ATCTTCGTCTGAGTTTGGTGTTGATGTAATAATACACTTACCACCAGTTGCTAGTGTAGGAGTAATAGAAGTCCAGAACTCGCTAGCAATAGTAGGTCGAACGAATGCAAACTCGTCACAGTATAGTAGTGATATGGACATACCACGACCTGTGTTTTCTGTTGTTGTTTGACTTACTATGCGGCTACCGTTTTCAAAGTCTAAGCTACCTTTATTGTAGCTAGTCACACCTGCTCGAATAAAGTCAGGGCAGTTCTCATACGCATAACGAACACGTTGCATGATCTCCTGTGCACCTAAATACTTGTGAGCGGCTACTAAAATAGTACTGTCAGGAACAAACATAGCATACCACAACAAATAACCAGCGGCTGTGGTTGATTTGCCCGTTTGTCTAGGCATTAGGCTTATACTGAATCTATAATTGTGATACGATTCAATTAGTCGTTCTTGGTACTCAAATGGATGATATTGTATAGCACCCTTAGTTGGATGCTGTATAAAGAAATAGTTAGCCATAAAGTACTGAGGGCCTGTTACAGGGTCAGCACAGCGAGCAATTTCTACAATCTGCTGTTCAGTATAAGACATCCTTTTATAGGGTGCCTTAATAATAGCGGTTTCTAGTTCTTTACTCATTTTGTAATAATCTTTTGCATAAGTATATTTAATGTCAGACACACTTCTACTAAACAGTAATTACGAGCCAATTAGTGTATTACCTTTAAGTGTCATTAATTGGCAACACGCAATCAAACTCATGTATCTGGGTCGGGTACACGTATTAGAAACCTATCCAAATTGGATTATTCATAGCGAACGTCTTGCTATAAATGTCCCTAGCATCTGCGTGACTAAAGACTATTTCCACTACAAAAAACACGTTAAATTTAGCAGGTACAACATGTACATGCGAGACCTATTCAAGTGCCAATATTGCGATGACGTATTTGACTACGAAGAACTAACCATCGATCACGTGGTACCGCGTGCCAGTGGGGGTAAAACTAACTGGGAAAACTGTGTTACTAGCTGTAAAAGTTGTAACCACGCCAAAGGCAGTCGATTGATTAAACCTAAAGTCAAACCATACAAACCTGACTATTATAGTCTAGTAGGCAAATGGAAACAGATGCCGTTTAATGTTAAACAGGAATCTTGGTATCAGTATTTAGGCAGGGAAAAACTGTCGGCGGCTTAAGCGCCAGGTGTGGGACGTGGACGATACTCAGGGTGTTGTTTTAGATATTCTTCAACTTTGCTACGTAAACTGCCATTAAAGAATGGCTTGGTAAAGTTAATAATAAACCACAAATCAGTACCCGGTCTTGCGCCGTATTCTCTTTCAAGGTTGCGGCGTTCTTCTGCGGTAAAACTAATATTACTACCCATTGGACTTTGAATACCTTCTTCGCTGGCCTGTGGCACAGTATTTTGTCCTGTGTACATGCCCGCTTCGGCTTCTAGTAGTCCTGTTATACCGGCTAGTTTTTTTAGCTCGTATAGATCTTTAGAATCCATCACCGCATCGGCATCACCAGTTTCACCTTGGTGTACAAAGTGCTCACTGGTTATGCGATATTGTTTCATTTTTTCTTATTAAGAACGATTGCGCCAACTTTGCGTGTTGGGCTTAAATTTTGAATCTCAGGATTTTCACTTGATCCATTGGGACTGATACGGCGACTGGTTGCACCAAACTTACGTTCGGCGGCATCAATGATTTCGTGTTCAGCATCACTGTATGCTACAGTAACTAATGCTTGGCCTACTGGTCCTTGTTTTTCTGGTTCGTGATCAAAGTCGGGGGAGCCAGGTAAGAATGTAGCGGCAAAGCGCCATGGAGCATATGGACTTGAGTTATCTAATCCATCATGACTTTTCATTCCAGGAGTCGCATCTGTGTGCGACTTAGGCATTTGGCTTGCTTCTGTAATGATCTCGTTTATTTTCATTTAGAAACTTTTTTAATACTTTCGTACTCAGCGGCTAAACGAGCTTCTAAACTTAATATAGCTTCTTTAACTGGAGTAACAGCAGTCTTGGACAATGGATTGTCGCCGTTCTTGAATGTTGGCTTATTGGCATGCATGGCTTTTTCGCCTGCATCACCTTCACCTGGGTTCATTGTACTGGCTTTCATGCTATAGTACTTGGCTTTAGGCTTGTTAACTGGATTGGCACCTTTAGTGTCTACTGGAGCATCAGCTTCGTTTACGCCTGTTGGTGCCGCAATCAAGCGATCAATTATTTCAGGCATATCATCATGAGTAATGATTTGATTGCCTAGTACAGGTGCTTGATGCTTGGGATCAGTACTGTCGTGTACTTCATGTGGATCAAATCCTCTAACGTTTGAATCATAATAGATTTCAAAACTTTGTGATTGTCCGTTAGCGTCAGTATACGTGAACTTGGTGGTGTTGTTATTTTCGTCAAACACATAGGTATATGTGTTGCCGCCTGGTGTTACATCTTCTTCGCCAGCCATGTCACTGTCATCACTGCCATCTTCTTTTACTGGATACTCTTTGCCGTCAACATTAAAAGAATCTTTGTGTTGTGCGCGGGCTTTAGCTAGTTCTCCGCTAAACTCATTTCCTTCATTTGGCTCTTCGTCTAGTGTGCTTGTGTCTGTGTATGTCTTACCATCTAGGTCAAACTTATCACCTTTAGCGGTATTTTTTAATTTACCTGTAAATGCATTACCTTCCATTTCTGCTTCTGGGTCTTCTGTTTGAATGCCAGCTAAACGTGCTAATTCGTTTAGTTCGTCATGTAAAGGATCTAGGCCTGCACGATCACGATAGTCATCACGGTTACGATTGTCGTGTGCTTTTACATCTGGTAACTTGTAGTCAGGTGTGCCATGACCACGCATACTTGGTGGCAAATCATAATCATTCTGCTTTTTGTAGAATGGGTTATTTGGATTTACAGCTTCGTCGGCCATTTGCTTTTTAGCGTGTGAATGAACCATTAAGAAGTCTTTTAGTTTATCACTGCAATGACCTGTTGTTTTGTAATTGTTGATGTCTTGTTGTAATTCCATCATCAATTCGTCAATAGTTTGATTTGTTTCTTCAGCCATAGCACGGAAGTTTACACCCTCAACAATACGCTGGAAACGATTTGACATTGCTGTCATTGCTTCGTCCATAGAGTGTACACTACCACGAGCACCTTTTAGTTTGCTTGCGCCTGTTGGAACACGACCAAATGGATCATGCATTTTAGGAGCGCCGTGGCCCAATGGTTTGTCTGCTTTAGGACGACCGCGACCTTTCTTGGGTGCGTTAGGGTCAACACGTGGCTTCTTAGTTTGTGCTTTTAGCGGACGACCACGTTTAGCTGTACGTTCTGTTTCATCATCTGCATAGTCATCAACTGGGTAACCAGGATAATCTGTTTTACGGTGTACCATTACACCAGGTTTTGGATTTGATTTTTCACCTTCGTTAGTGTGCTCGCAACCACAGCCTTCTATAGTCATACCACATTCCATACATGTTTCTTCTGCTGTCTTAACAGGTGTTACACCCTTAGTCATAGCATTGTAACCACCATGAGCAAGTTTGCCGCTTGGCTCTGTAGTTTTATTAAAAGGCAATTTGCTACCGGCGGCACGTGCGGACTTGGCCATTGCGGCTGTAGCATCGCGATGTGCTTGTGCTTCAGGGCTACCATCTTTGTCAGCATATTTCATTTGTGAGTAATGACCAACTGGTCCTTTTGTATTGCTAGCAACACGAACTGCTTCATCTTTACGACCAGCAACACTACGACGTGTCATTTCTTTTTGTCCTAGCTTCTCACGACCAATAGTAGCGGCAATAGCATCGGCACTGGCTTTGCTCTTACCTGACTTTTGAATCTTGTTGCTTAGTTTACTAAAATCGCTTTCAGCAAACTGTTTGGCTAGACGTTGTTCAACTGAACTAACTTCACGTAGGCCTTTGATAATGCTACCTTGAGCTTCAACGCTTTCGCGGATTTGTTGTACTTTAGCATCATGTTGCTCCTTAGGAGTTGGCTGTAGTGCTTCCAACTTGCCTAGGATGCTATAGATATTGTCGTGTGGATGATTCTTGCTCATAGTATTAACCTTTTGCCTTGTATACTTTATTTTGTGTTGTTCCAACTGGACTCTTATCGCCCATTGGAGCATCATTAGTTGTTTTGCCTGCTTCGTTACTGTCTTGAGCAAATTCAAACTTGCGTGATTCTAATTCTTTTAATAAACTGCCGATACGACTCTGGCCTGCTAGTGCTTGAGCTCCTGGCTCATCTTTTAATTCGGTTTCGTCTAGTAGAGCACCAGTTTGATCTTTACCAAGTGCTTCTGCTTCGTCTGTGTATTCAGCTTCACTTAAATTACGTACACAAATCCAGTTTGGATTAATACCGGCACGTTCTTTAATTAACATCTGCATAGCTACAGATGTTGTTGGATATGCTACCTTGACATCAAATTGATATGCTTCAACTGCACCGCCCCATTGTGGAAATTCGCGGTGTTCTTGTACTGGTAGACTTTTTACTGCTGAGATGCTCTCAAGTTGATATGCTTCAAGAGCATTTTTAATTCTGTCCATTGTTTCGCCCTTCGGGTTGATACCCGCTAGTTTAATGCGAAACTCGCTTGGTCGGCTTAGTTCAAAAATGTAAGACTGGAATGGCTTCATTGTTATATTCCTATTATTGTATATTTATTCTTTTTGGGAATTATTTGTCTTGCTTGCCGAGAATGGTTTTTAATAACTCATTGCGGTCCAATACAATTCCCTGACCTTCAACAGCTTCTTCGGCTGGGTCTTTTTTATCTTTGTTAATCTGATGATCTAAGCGAGCTTTTTGTAACTGTAAGCTAATCATACGTAGCTTCTTGTCCATTTTAGCTGTTTTAGCTGTAATGGCATGTCCTAACATTACGCCGGCTGTTTGTAGGATTACACCACTAAAACGTGGTTCTACGTTCATGCCCAAATCTATTAGGTCTTCGGCTTTACTTTTTGCTAGGGCCGCTAATTCGTCTAGTTCCGAGTCAGCAGTATCTAAGTCACGTACTGTAGGAAGGGCTATATCAATCTTGCTAATTGCGGCATCCACTTCAGTGATTATGTCGCGGTTTTCGTTAACAAAACTAGTGCTTTCCTCTACTGTAGGGTCAGGTGTGCCCGCTTGAGGGGGTAGGTTAAATAGTTCTTCGAGTTTCTTGGTCATAGCAATATTTATTTGCCACGACCTTGATGGAAAATCATATCTTCGGTTACTACACGGAATGTTAGTCCATGTGCTTTACACCATGCTTGTGCCGCTTGCCATTTGGCCATGTTAAGTACAGCACTGGCTTGATCGCGGATGTTTTTGGCACCCTCTAAGGTAGTTTCTTTTTTGGGTTTAACTTCAACTACTTCTGCATGTGTGCCACCATTGGCATCATTATAGGTAATTAGGAAATCTGGTACGTAGATTGTATTTTTACCTGTTAAGGGATTACGATAGTTAATGTGTACTGCTTCGCTGGCCCATTGTAGTATGCTAGGGTTGTTATCGCAGAACTGCATGAATACATATTCCCAACTTGAACGGTATGTTGGCTGTTTGTTGCCTACATACTTTTCTGGGTTTTGTAGTTGAAATTTACCTTGTGCGTATTTGCTCATACTAGTATTGTACGGGTAATTAATGGACTGGTTGTGGCTGTTGTTCTAACACCAAGACTGCTGGTAGGAACACGAGTTGAATTTAAGAAAGCCAGTATGTAACTGTTAAGTTGTGAGGATGGCAATTTAGTAAAATTATCTAATATTGTCATGGGATCTATATTTTGAGCTTTGGCCGCATACAGTACCGCACCTGCTAAATTTTTTCCAGCAATTGGATTGCCTGCATACTCACCAAAGAATCCAATCAACGCATCGTTGACGTCAGCACTAACGCTCAAGTCTATTGTGTATAAATTTGTAAAATATTGATTAGCCGAGTTGCCAGCAGATGTACTGGCGTTAGGGCCTTGTAAATTTGATGCTGTTGAAATTTGAGTACTAGACATTATTCAAAGAATCCATTAGAGAATTCAGCCAAGGATAATGAGCCACCACCTGCTTGATAATCTGCAAATGATGAATTGATGATAGCATCTTGTCCAGATGCACTCAGTCCAGCTGATCCGTAGAATCCAACACCTAGTTGATATTGTGTATCTATTGGTAATGTTTGAGCTAACAAAGAGTTACTGGCTTGTGCAGTAGTGTTGAAAACATCGCCGGCAGTTTTGGAAATAGAATCTGTCCAACCTCCAACTGTAGTAGAGATCTGTCCTGAAATTTTATCAATGTATGGTTGTGTAAAGTTCACTACTCCTTGTGTAACTTTTTGTACCGCGTAACTGACTGCTAGGTTTTCTACAGCTTGTAGTGCGGCCTTAGGATTAACAATGGCAGCGGCAATACCACCAACAATAGCTGTTCCGTTGGGACCAAGTCCTTTAGTAATACCGCCAATGACTCCATTGGCCGCATTGCCAACTACTGTGCCTGCCAAGTTTGCTGTTGCGGCACTTAGCTGTTGACTTAGTAGTGCTTGACTTGTTACACCTTGTGATAAGCTACCTAATGTTGGAATGTTGAATCCACCGCCACTACCATTTAATGCGGATGTCTGTGTAGCAACATTATATGAGCCTGCGGCTTTGATTCCAGCAGTCCCGGTGTTATTGACCTGTACTGTTGTTTGATTAACGTAACCTAATTGTGTTAATGGATTTGAATAAGCTAAATCAATAACTGTATCAGTCGAGGTTTCTGATGCTGGTGTTCCGCCCAATGGACTAGGTGTACGATCGTAATGTAAGTCGACATATCCGCCAACTGTATTATTTGTCACATAACCTGTTAGGTATTTGACTGTTTCAAAAGTAATACTCATTGAGTGTTCGACAAGACCATTTTGACCGTTGCGGTGCTCACCATGGCTAAAACTTGTGATAGTCGGGTTAACCAATTGATACTCGCTAAAATTATTCTGATATAAACTGTAGATGCGAATACCTTGAATGTATTGGTATGGCTGATACAGTTGACTATTGTTGTAGCCAACTGTGGGACGTGGACTATAGCCCCAATCAAAACTAGGACGACTTTGATACTTGCTTATGCCTTGATATGTAACGTCGGCATAGTCACTGTCACGATAGAAGAAGCTGTAGTAGTCGTACCAAAAGTCACGGACATTGTCGGCTTGGTCATCGTGGAAGGTAATTTGTATAGGATCGTATTTGATTTTGTGTTGACTGATGTTTACACGATTGTAAGCATTATGTATCTTGTGTTCAATTGTGTATTTTGGCAAGCTGACTGTTTTAACAATCATGCCTAGTTCTTGTGCGGCTTGATTACTAATACTGGTAATTAACGGATTGAAATCAAACTCAACATAAAATAAAAAATCGTATTTTGGACTTAGTCTAAAATTATCGTCTGTAAAAATACGAGCCGCATGTCGATAATCACGTATTACTGTAGAATCTCTCGGTAGCTGTGTTGGCGTATCAACAGTTGATGCTTTTGGTAAATCTGCTTTATAAGTTGATAGATTTGAATTATAACTATTTTGTTGTTTTACTAAATCAGATAGTGTAGATGTTAAATCACTAACTGCATAATCAATCCCATTTAACGTTAATGTTGCATTTCCGTTAACGTCTGTTCCGGGCGTGCCAGTTGCCAGGATGTTATTAATAGTTGAAATTTTAGCATTAACTAGATCAAGAGAATCCTGTGTGGATATAATTTTTGATTGTAGTTCGGCTTTAAGTGTTGGCATATTAATATTTATGCCATAAAAAAACCCGGTTTTTTAGACCGGGCTTGTTTATCAATTAAACTAGATTAGTTTACTGTGCCGCCTGGAGTCTTAGTAACTACAGTAGTACCAACACCACCACCAACAGTTTGTACAGCATTGTCGAACTTGATGTTCAATGAAATTAATGCAGGATCGTTGCTGTTGTAAGCCATTTCGCCGTAGTCAACTTGGCTCAAGAAGCAACCATCTAATTGCCATGCTTCTAAGATGTTAGGAGTAACTGCGCCATTACCACCGTCTAACATTTCAAACTCTAATGTAAACTTGTAGTTAATACCGCTTGGTGCTGATGCTTGTTCCATGAAGTCAAATTGCTTCTGGATCTGCTCACCGACCAACTTGCTAACTGCGCCTGAACTATCGTCACGCAATGTAACTGTAGTTTCTTGCCATTCTGGTTTGCCCTGCAAGAAGATCTTGCTGTTGTAAACATCAATAGTGATTGGGTTGAAGTTTACGTTAGGACGTTTGATATCCTGAACTTGTTTTGTTAGTTCTGTTGTTCCATTAGTTACACCAAAGTTCACAAAAGTAGCGCGGAAGCGATACTTTAA